CAACTCATCCCCATAGGATACGGGGTTCTCAAAGTCTGTGGCTGAAGTCCCGCTCTCCAACTGCACCCCTGTAATATAAAACTCATCCGATGTAGACGTTCCCCAGCTATTGTTGTCTGTGGTTGATTTTGGATTAACAAAAGCCGAAGAAGCAAAATCTTCCCAAGTATTATGAGAAGAGATAATGGAACCCGCCCCATGAGCGGTTGCCCCCTGTCCTGCAACAAAGGTTATTTCTACGCCAAGATTGTTGTCATCCTTCCAGTCTGCACTACCGCCAGTTGAGTATGAATCAAAAGGTATTTCCACTCTTTGCCAAGTGTTTGCCGCATTGATTGTATATGTGTGTGTGATGCCAGCTTGGGCATAAGCCGTTCCGGCTCTGTATCCATTACACATACCAACAGTGTGTGTTCCGGCTGTAGTGCTTTTCACATAAAAAGAAAGAACAAGTTTATTGCCGGACGAAGCCATACCAAGTGTTTTTACTCCATACCCCTCAACTCTATGCGTTATTCTAGTATAGTGGTCGGTTCCTGTCGCCGCTGTGGTAACATCAAACTTAACGGAGTTTTTGAACTTAGTTCCGCTAGGTACATCCGTAGAACGACTTCCCGACACAACAATCGAGGTTCCATGTACCTGTGAAAAAAACCTATCCGCAAACCAAACGCCCGCACCACTTAAATTTGCAGTGCCTTGGCTTCTTTGATTAATTTCCATGTTGCCATTTATGATATGATTCCTCGCACCGGTCACAGGAACAGCGTTTGCGGCTAAAGAGTTCGCTTGTATTTTACTTATTGGCATTATTCGTCTTCTTCCCAAAGATATGTTTCTGAATTTAACGTCCAATCACCTTCTTCAGGTTTTTCCAAATAAAAGCCCGTACCATCGTAGCACCCGCCTATACTTGCATAATTTTTTCTCATTCTAGCTTCATCGCCATCTATAATTGACTGGTCATCCGCTGGCTGATTTGTTTCAGGGTCGTAATAAACACCGCCCAGCATATTGTACGATGTCTTCACCCACTCACCGGGAGTATCGTCTACGAATGTTTCAAAAAACTCTGGCTCGGCTATTATGACATTTACAACTTTGCCTGAAACTACTTTTGCATAATGACCCATAATTAAACCTCGTACCGTATAACGACAATACCGCCAGCACCAGACCCTGAATTAGTAGGGGGACTGCTAGTAGGAACCGTGCCGCCGCCTCCGCCCCCGCCGCCAGTGTTCGCTGTTCCGTTTGAGCCGCTAGTATTAGTGCCGCCGCCGTTACCGCCAGAAGATGTTCCGCCAGTACCCCCAGTACCGCCTCCGCCGCCTCCGCCGCCAGCGTAATATACATTACTACCTGTTCTATAATCATTCGTAGCAGATGAACCACCGTTGCCTGCCGTACCGCCACTAGCGTTTGCGCCAACAGACCCTTTTCCGCCGCCACCGCCGCCAGCAGAACTAGTGTTACCAGAATAAGTAATACCGCTACCGCCTGCATTTCCTTGACCCGTAGTACCTGAACCACCGTTTCGGTCACCACTAGAGTTAGCTCCGCCGCCTCCAGAACCACCGTCTCCCGCATTTGAAGTAGAAGGTGAACCTACCCAAGAACCCCCGCCGCCACCACCAGTAGCTGAAGCTATCGACCCAAAACTTGAATTTCCACCAGCGTTTCCAGGATTGCTTCCATTTACAGCCGCACCGCCAGCGGCTACTGTAATACTATATGTTCCTGCTCCAAGTGTAGTTGTGCCAGTAACCATACCGCCAGCACCACCGCCACCGCCAGCGGCATAAGAGGCAAACCCGCCACCTCCAGAACCTCCACCCGCAACTATAAAATATTCTACTGATTTAGTAGGACCAGTAACGGATAATGAAGCAGAAGAAAGAAAAGTGTGTACTTTATAGTTTGTAGAACCAGAAGTATATGTAGTTTCAGTACCTCCTGAAGCCTGAAACGTATTAGAAAGAATTACCCACGCACCATCTCGATATTCTTCTGTTACATCATCTGTAGTATTATACCTTATCATTCCGTTTACAGGAGAAGAGGGGCGTTGAGCGGTAGTACCAGCAGGTAAGGTTAATGCTCCTGTAGACGAAGTTCCTACAAACCCACTAAAGGTTCCTGTCGTGCCTGATACCGCGCCGCTAAAGGTTCCTGTCGTTGCGGCAAGCGCGGCATTAGGGTCATGTTCCAGCCGTGTTGTTACCTCTGCCAGCCCACGATAAACCACATATACATTAGCTGTTCCAGCAGACGGCGCGGCATCAAACGTCAGGCTTGTACCTGTCGCTGTATAAGACTTGCCTGAACCCGGCTCCTGCTGAACATTGTCAACAAACACCTCAAGGTCTTCGGCAACATTCACAGGGCGGTTCAGCGTAAACGCTACCGTTGACCCATCGCCATTGAAATACTGGCTGGATGTTGTGGTCTTAGATTTGGCCGGGAGATTGCCTATGTATGCCATAACTACCCCGCAATCTCTGTAACGCAAATAAAGGATGTGCCACGTTCATAATTAATTAAGTCAGTGTCTGAGATTGTTCTGTTTAAATAATATATAAAGCCTGAAGCACTATTAACACCGACTTTATATGTTATTTGTGATGTGCTGGTTGGAGCATCAAAATAAGAGTAATAAGTACCTTCAGGTGTAGAATCATTGTCTTGCACATTGTAGCTAATAAATGACCCCATCCTAATACCTACGTTTCTATTGCCAGCCGCAGAATGTGATAACTTTGTGGCATCTCTGTAAAAAAACCATACGCCATCGGTTGCACCAGCTTGGTTACTCCATTCACCATTAACCATAGCATCAATCCTAATAATGCTAGATGTGGAAACAGGTGTAATATTAACAGTTAAATCTGTTATAACTGCATCAGTCGCCGCTGTTGTACTATAAGTATTAGTGCCAGTAAACTGTGTGTACTGCGTTTGAATAATCCCACCAGCAGGGGGAATGACAAGGCCATTAGAGGCAATGCTCATTGAACTAGTTCCAGAGGAGTTCTGGATGTTGTCTACTTTTAATATACTAGTCATCCTGTTCTCCCTATCCTATTAAGTAGCCGCTAAATGTTGGGTTTAAATTATAAGCTAAAGTATTAGAATAAATATATAATAGTTCAACGTTTACGCGAACATAATCACCGCTATTTAATGTAAATGTTCCAGACATACTTACATTAGGAAAACTGGTAGTGCTTGGAAAATAAGAATAAGCATTACATAAGTGTGACCAATTACTTCCACCATCAGTAGATTTTTCTATTACTACATTAGACGAATTATTTGCCGCAAGCTGTCCGCCAGCAGTACTGCCGCTTGCCATAGCAGTAAATGAAAAATGATAAACACCATTTACAGGTGCTTCAAATCTATAGTTTGTTGTGTCCCAACAAGAGTTAATATTTGTATCTACAGTGTTGAATTGAACCTGACCAGTGCTACCAGTAGCCGCAGTGTCTACTCTTTTAACAGAAAAAGCTGGCCTTGCTGGTGTAATTATATTTCCGCCAGCAGTTACGTTCCCACTGCTATCAATCGTAATAGCTGTAGTGCCGTTTGTATGTTGAATTTTTTGAACGCCTATTTCACTTGCCATAACTACCCCGCAATTTCTGTAACACAGATACTAGAAATACCACGTTCATAATCTGCACCATCAGTATCGGTAACTGTTCTGTTCAGATACCAAGTCCCAGCGTAATAAGAAACAAGTCCAACAGTATATGTTATTTGAGAGGTGCTACTAGGCGAGTCAAAATACATATAAGAGGCGTTGTCTGGAGTGGAAGCACCATCATATGAGTAATAAGTTGCGTTACCACCCATTTGAATGCCCGAATTTCTGCTTCCTGCGTTTGGCGAAACTAACGCAGTATTGTCTCTGAAAAAGAACCAAGCTGAATTATAATTACTAGAGGTGTTAGAATATTCACCCGTAACAAATGCTTCTATCTTAATGATGCTGTCAGTAGATATAGGCGTAATATTTACAGCTAAATCAGTTAGCTTTGTGTTGACTGTAGAAGCATACACAGTGCTACTTGTCCCTGTAAACATGGTATATTGCACCTGAATAACGCCACCCTGCGGCATTAAAACCTTACTGCCGCTAGTCTTTGGAGCGATTTCATCTACAAGTATTTTAGACAACGGTTAATACCCCATTAATTGTAATTGTTGCGGATACAGTAACAGGCCCGAACGCGCCCATATTTTCAGATGTTGGCACAGTAATATTAGATGTTACTTCGTTGGCATTTGACCGAAACGGGTTCGCGCTAGTAGATGCGGCAAGGTCGGCATTTTGGATGCCGCCGTCTTTAATCTGGTTTGTGTTAATTGTACCAAGAGCCATTAGCTAATCTCCAGAATAGACATAGTTACATCAGCGGCAGATGCCTGTGATGCCGTAACCTTCAATACATCTGATGCGTTCATCACAATCTTCTGGTCGCCACCAACAGCCACCAAAGCAGAACCAACAGGAACAATGGCATCCTTCACGAGATACACATTGTCGCCGTCATTGTTCTCTAGCTGAACGTCCACGGTAATAGAAACGGACAGAATGTTCGCCACATTCAAGCCGATAATTGTTGTTTCTGTAGCGGCAGGGCAGGTGTATATAGTAGCGGCACTCGTCCCTACTGCTGTGTCTGTAACTGTCTTAAACGAGTTCGCCATGTCACTATCCTAATGCTATCGCAAATGCTAACGCCTGTGGGTCCTGCTCCGTTAGGTTTACAGGAGTGTCCGATGCGTCATTAAAAATCATCTTCTCTGCTGGCATTGTACAGAATATTGTACGAGTGCCTGCTGTCCAGTTTATCTTCTCATCACCTATTGTAAGCGCAGTGTCATCCGCTAACGTAACGGTAGTGTCTAACACAATACTTGTCTGGCTGTTCACTGTAGCAATAGTTACAACGCCGGAGATTCCAGAGCCTCTGACGCGCTGTCCCACTGTTAGAGTACCTCCTTGCACGTTATCAACTGTAACGGCTGTAGAGGCGCTCACAGCGCCGTTAACGTCTGCTGTAATCTTTGTGCTACTGCTTTCTAGCACAGTGTCCCTAGATAGGGTTGTGCCAGACAATGTATATGTGCCTATACCGACTTCAAAGTCCGTACCGTCAGAACATGCATAATAGGTAGTGTTGCCATCGCCTATTGTTGAAAACGCATCAAAACTACCCACAGCGCCGCCAAGAGTGTATGTGCCAGTGCCTGTGGTTGTCGTAGTTTCTTTTATACGGTCTTTGATTGTCAGTGCCATTTGTACTACCGTACCTTTTTACTTCAGCTCAACGCTTAGATTTCCACCATTGATACGGAAGATATCCCCGGATGCAATTGTTTTTGACACATCCAATGCGCCGATAAACAAGGTATTGCTTCCATCAAACTTCAGCTTGGTGTTATCTGACAAGCTAACAGATGTATCAAGAACAATAGCGTTTTGTGATGTCACTTGGGCAACAGTTACATAACCTGTGATACCGGAGCCTGTAACAACATCTCCAACAGCTATTGTCCCTGAGTTTCCATCAAGAGCAACGTTAGTTGAAGAAGAAACAGTTCCATTTACATCTGCTGATGCAAAGTTTTTATCAGCGATAAATGCGTGTGTAACTGTGTAACTAGCAATACCGCTTGATGGAGAAAACTCAATATTGTCATCGTTGATAACTTTTTGAGCGTCAGAAATAACCGTATCTGAAATGGAGTGCGATGCGGCGGTTGTGCTTGATGTGCCGCGTGTGCAACCAGTCAGAATGCTTGTTCCTGTAAATGTCAGGGCTGTGTCATCAGCGATTGTAATTGCTGTATCAAGAACCAAAGAAGTTTGGCTTAGTGCTGTTACAACACGAACTGTACCAGTAATACCAGTGCCAGTAACAACCATGCCAGAAGAAATGGTTCCTGAGTTTCCATCAACAGTTAAAGATGTTGAAGATGTAACTGCACCATTTGCGTCTGCTGTAGCCGTTCCGTCCTTGCCAGCATAAGTAATAATCTCTTGATTTATTACCACTGTACCTGTTGCAGGAAATGCTTCCGCATCTGACAACACCAGCTCTGTGTCTGAGGCGCCAGCCGCGACAGCCAAAGTTGTCACGGACTGCTTCCAGTCAGCGGCTGTAACTTGCTGGCGGGTGTAGTCAGCATCTTCGGTTACAATATCAACCTCAGTTAGGTTGCCGTTCTCAGCATTAGATACTGCGGTAGCCAATCCTACATATATGCTATTGCCCGGCGTGGCAAAGGAAAGAGAATCATTCTTGAACAAGTAATCAAGAACTCGTCTTTCCAGATATGTGGTTGCCGCATTTGATGTTGCCATCTTTTACTCCTTATGTGCGAGGCCTTGTGGGTAGACCCTGCCTATATGCGTCATCATTTTCTCTTGCTTCCGCAAGGTCCTTCAGGCGTGAAAGAGCCTCTTGGAAGCGCCCTTCATACATAGCTATAACATCCTGTTCGCCTTTCATATAAATATACGCTTCTATTAGCGAACCGTATAGTAGAGCGTTAGACGCATATTGACTTAGCCATGTATATTCGTTGTTAGTCCCGGCTGTCAGGCTTGCGGGTCTATAATAATAGTGAAGCTCAACCCCGTAGTTCTGGTCTGGTGTCGGGCCTAGAATAAAGTTTGCCTGAACATTACCAGCGCCAGCGGTTGCTGTGGCATCAAAGAAGCCGTAATACTTAGGGCGTGCCTGTGTGGTTTGCGCTGGGTATGCCTCGCGGATGAAGTTCACGTCCTTCTCAATCAGGAACCCCTCATTGCCTGAATCAGTGATAAACATTGAGAACGGGGCTAGAAAGTCGCTTGGCGTGGAAAGATACTCATTACCAGCGGTAAGAGTAGATGTTGCGTTCTTGCGGAAGTTTTCTAGGTCAACATTAACGAGAATGCGGTCTTCGGCTGAACGAATGAAAACAGGCAGATTCGTTACGAAGCCTGTTTCGTCATTCTCTGTGAAGTCTTGTATCGCTTGCTTAAGCTCTCCAAATGTAAAAGACATCTAATCCTCACGCCAAAGGTGTTACAGGGCCTGCACTAGCAAGCGGCCCGCCACCGCTTAAATTACCCACAGAGGCAGTGCCGGATACGGTCACTGTATATGAGTCATTATTAACCTTTGTAATGCTATACCCCGTAGAAAGTTCCATATCACTTTTTGTGATTCCGTCAAACGGGTCAACATTACGAAACCTCACAGTGTCGCCTGTGTCACGACCATGATTGATTTCTTCTATAGTTATAACACTTGAACCTGATGCTCCGGTAGTGAATGGGTTATTCCCCAATAACGCTACAGCATCAGGCTCTGTTCTGTCTGGCCTTGCATCCCTCACAGACTGAGGGTCGTTTATGCGAAGCCTTCCAAGAAAGTTTTGAGGGTGGTCTTGGTCAGCAACATCTCTGCCAACACGAAGACCAGTCTTAACGCCATTACGCACCTCTGCAACGAGTTCAGTTAACTTATATCTAAACCCTGTCTTGTCGCAGATGCCGTAGGCATATTTCCCTCTAGCAATAGTCATCTATTAACCACAGCGACCAAAGCGCTTTCCTTTTGTTGCGGCGCCAGCACCACGAACCGTCCCGCCACCAGCGTATCTTTTCATTTGACCGCCATTCTTTGCGGCAATGTCGTTTGAAGGAATTGCTGGGCGGCGTTTTTTTGTGGCGCGGGTATCTTTTTTCATTGTGTCGGTAGGCAGTGAGTTAGCTTTCTTTGCGATGCTTTTTGCAACGCTTTTTGCCGCTGTAGCCCCTTTAACTGCTGGCGTAAAGCTCAACGCTTTTTTTGTTGCGTCAATCGCCTTACTGCCTGCACTTTTTATTTTTGATGTTGTGGCGTCATTTTGCTTTTTTTGAGACGCTGTCATGCGGCTTCTTGCTCTGTTTTTAGCCGCTTCAAAACCAGACCTATCCTCAATCTTCTTCTTAGACTCAGAACTAGGTGAGGTTGGTGATGCGCCATACTTACCCTGAACCTGCATAGAACGAGTTGCCGCTGTTTGCTTTTTGCGGTCTTTGTTCTTTACATCCATCATGTTCATCTGGGTCTTAGTCATACCCTTATATGGGTTTTTTGACTTAGCACCAGCACCAGCCGCCGCACCCGGAATCTTAATAGACTGACCAACACGAATCTGGTTAGCGTTCTTAATGTTTGGGTTAGCCGCCAAGAGAGCCTTCAGTGTAACGCCCTTTGACTTTGCGATTTGAGAAAGGGTGTCGCCAGACTTAACCTTTACAGGACCACCTTTTTTCATTGGGGAAGACATATCCTTCACCTTTTCCTTTCCGTATCTATATGCGCCTTGAAGCACCTCACTAAGAGCAGGAACATTCCTAGAACCCTCGCCTCTTTTTGTTCTCGCGGCACGACCACCGGGGTTCATCACTTCGTCTATTTGCCCAATGAGAGTGCTTGTTCTTTTTGCCTTGTCTCTTTCTCGCTGAGTTGGTCGCGGCTTTGGACCAGTTGGCATTTTCTTTTTTGCTTCTCCACCGCTCTTTTTCCTCACAACACCTTTGCCCTCTGCGTTCATTGGGTGCTTGGGGTCAGCCTTGTGGCTATACCCATGCTTCTTTCTATAATCTGCAAATGCTTTAGATTTGCTAATTGGCGCTGGCGTTTTTTTACCATCCATTCCGGGAGTTATTGTTTTCCCAGTTTTTTTGTCTCTAATAGATATTGGCATATTAGCCTCCTAAATAAAATGTGTCGTATGGCACGAACTTGATTGACGATGAATCTGAGTCTTCCCCAGCCGCTAATTCAAACTGGAACTCATACTCTTGCTTAAGCGGAGCCACACGAGCCGCCACTTCAGGTTTTTTCATGGCAATATAATATGCCAATCCAGCCACCAAGCATGGAACAAATCTTGGCGGAACATCCGCACTTGACCCTATCCCAGACGAGACGCCAGAGATTCCGCGAAGGCGGAAATACGATAGAGTATATGTGCTAACATCTGGCACAGGCCAGAGCGTAACATTGACAGCCGTTGCTTGACGGTCAACATAAATTTGAGAGGGGCGCCCTTCAGTGTTTTTAGCCGCTTGTTGAGCATAGGTAGAAACACTGATACGCTCGACATTCGTATCAATCTGATTCGTGCCTGAACCCGTCCTAATTTGGTGTTCAATGAGGTCAATAGTGTCCGCAGGCATACTGTAAGTTGCCGTGCCTGCTGTAAGAGATATAGTGCCACTGTCAATGGTCCAGAGATTAAGGCCACGGTTCTGCCACTCCAACGTCAATAGGTTGAGACTACGCCTCGCTGTCTTGAGGTCGTAACCAGTTGTCATCTGAAGCCCGGCGCGTTCAAACGCTTCTTCAAAAATTTCTGGTAAGTCTGGTGTTACAACAGCCATTACTTAACCTTTCTGTGTGGCTTCACTTTATTTCGTATCTTTTTAGGCTGGCTGACGAACTGCTTACCAGCCTTAGTTCCTTTTCTTTTAGCACGGGTGGTGGCCGCGTATTCCTTAGACGAGAGGGCTTTAATAGCTGATGCCGGAAGATAACGTTCTCCGGTTGCTTTTGGTCCCTGTGTGGAGGGTTTTCCACTCTTCGTTCTCCACTTCTGCTTTGTCCATGCCTTAAGGCTTTTTTGCGATTTCTTAAGTGCCATTATTTGTCGCCCATATCATAATAAAGATTATAACACTGAATACTATAATGCCCAAGACGCTGAGAAAAATGATGATAAATTCTTCTATTTGCTTCTTTTTGCGTTCAGCTTCCTTTTGCCTTTCAATTCTTAGCTGGCCCTGTATTTTTATAACTTCCTGCCAAGCGCTAACCCCGTAATTCCATTGTATGAACTGCCGTAGTTCTTCCTCCATTTTCTCCGCCTTTTTCTTTGCGGCAAATGTTTCAAGCGCTTCCTCTTCTATACTTCCAAACTTTCGTTTCTTTGCTTTTTCGTGTCCCTGCTTTACTGAGTTGATGGCGTTCATCCATCTTCCCAAATCTCCTGCCATAGACTCGACTTCGCGGCCCATCTGAAAGCCCTTTACTATAGCCGAGTATGCGGTAGAGGCCACTCCAATTGCTGTCACCGGGTCCATTCATATCACCAACTCG